GGCTGATGTTAGAAAACATCCCTTCATATCCCAAAGTTCAACAACTGTTCCAACAGGATCCAGAAGCTTAAGCTGGCAATCGCGCTTGTAAAAATCAGCGTAACCACCACGGCCAGATACAGACTCGTAATGGGTTCGTACCCATTCCATAACCTGTTGAGCGCCTGATGGAGCAATCGGATCGTGTAGCGTAACTGATAGAGCGTCAAATTTTGTCTTACCAGCGATGAACCTCGTGGAATTGATATATGGAATCTCAATCTCAGCGGTATTCATAACCGGGCGTGCGGCTGTCTTAATCAAAAATGCATCGATACCTTCAATAGCGAACACCCATCTAAATTTTCTTTTGGGCTCGAATTTGTTCGGCAACATATCGGTGACTGATAGGGTTTCTGCCATTTGTGTACTCCTTGTTCCTTATTAACTATATCGTACAGAGATTAAATGTCCGTGCCTGCGTTAGTTACCACGAAATCTAGCGAAATAAATTCTACAGATCGGACAGGCTGCAGGAAGATCTTCCCGCGAATGGTATTATTTTCAACATCTGCTTGTGTTGTTGTGGTTGTATCAATCTGAACCTTGAATCTTTCAAGACCCTGTTGAGCTTGAATTCTAGCAAGAATCGGTTGAACTTGACCAGAGAATCGAGCCAATGTAGACTCTCTATTGGGCTCGAATAAGAATGTATCACCCACAGAGCGAACCTGACGTCTAATATCTATTAGAAGCCGCCGGACGTTGACTCGATCCAGCGCACTCTGGGCGGCTAGTAGAGTTTTCTGACCGAAGACCACAACATCTTTTGTTTGTGGGAATGAAGTGATTGGATTGATATCAACTTCGTACAGCGCATCGAGGTTAGCTCTATTCAGCTTCACTGCGTTCTCTGTAACATTTGCAAGAGCGCCTCGTGTGAAGCCCGCCGGTGCGTACCATGGGTGTGCAAGCTTATCGTTAAGCGCAAATGCACCGAGGACCACTGTCGAAGGCGGTACAACCATTGTGCGACCGGATCCGGGATCTGTCATCATAACATCTGGGAAATACGCTGCTGCAAAAGAAGAGTCTAGATTACGACTACGGAATGCAGTTACTGTGTTAGTAACACTCGTCTCATCATTCGATGATCCAGTGATAACATTGTTAAGAGTATCTCTAGCCTCAATGTCCATAATATAAAGGGCATCAAAACGATCCTCGACTGTCTGAATCGCATAATCTGTAACGGCCTTATGACGAATTCCTGGAATCGCCAAGAGCTGGATGTTAACGTCAGACCTCTCTTCAAGAATATCTAATGCCTTCCTATACGCTGCAGTCGCGGGTCCGGCAGTACCGCCCTGTAGGGTTTCATCATCCTGCTCTCTCTTAACAGCAGCATTTGTGAATTTCGACTTGGCTTCATTGAAGATATCAACTCCGTTAAATCCACCCTGAACAATCATTGTATACTTCAAGAACCTTCTAGCACTTGAGAGTCCAAAGTCTTTATCAACATCAAGGAGTCTTGTAAGAGAAGATGAGCTTCCGTCAATATCTGTTAGGGTTGCGGTTGCTGTACCCGTTCTTCTGTAGGTTGCAACAGCCCATTGATTGGCATCTGCCTTATCATCCTTCGTAATGACTTGGATTCTATCAAGGGTAAAGAGATCGTTATTAAAACGGTCAGCATCTAAGATCGTACCTGAAGAATCAGCGGCTCCCTCGTTGTTTCCGACCATCGCTGCCCGATACGTCTGGTGATAATTGGGGAAATACTTACTGTAGAAAGGTAGCTGCGGATCGTTCTGAACGTTCTTGTTAGGCTCTGTGACAGAGTCCTTTACGTCGAACTGAACGCCCCAGTAGAGTGCTGAGTCGACTCGCTTCTTGGGGACGACGCCCTTACCAACTGTCTCTCTAAACGGTATTGGAGGCTGCACCAACTTTGGTCCTGTATTTGCTGCAAGACAACCGTTCGTAGGAGTCTTGAAGATGGATGAACCGGAAGTTACAAGGTGCTGAATTCCTCGGAAGCCGATCGGGAGAGCTGTCGCGTCAATCCGACCGTTCTTAAGATTGTCAGATTCTTCAACACGAATGTAATTTGATTTATTGACGTAACTTCCTTCAACAACAAGCTTTTGTCCGCCAGGGCGCTTGTCAAAATCGTAATAAAGATGCATATTACCGACTATTCTAGCAATGTATCTTTCATGAGCAGGATTTAACGTCACCTTCGGAAACTTCTCAATCACAACTGGAAGAGCATCGGTGTCGTTGTAGTCTCGGACCAATAGATCGAAAGTTCCGTAAGGATTAAGGTCGTTATTTGATTTCGCAATATTTTCGATGGAAATCTTTACCCGAGTATTTCCAACAGATCCATCGTCAAGTGCATGAATCCTAAAAAGATTCTTATGCTGACCACCGTACTGCTGAGATATAATATATGGAGACACTGCTGTACGGAACCGATCCTTGAAAGACTCAAAATCGGGAATCGTAGCAGACCCCGCGCCTCTGGCTGCAGATGCCGTCATTAGTAACGCGATGTCCTGGAGCTTTGCTGCATCGCCATTTGCCAGCCTTGTAGTTCCGCCGCCGGCGAGGTTTCCGCCGAGACCGGCTTTAGCGCCAAGGGCAGTGAGGTAGGCGGAGCTCAATAATGTAGTACCGCTAGTTGTTGAACCAGTGGGTACCGCCATATTGGCGTAAATATTATACCACGCGTAAAGAAGGTGACCTGCCTTTTCAGACTTCGTTGGGTCCGTATTCAGTACATTGGCAAAATAGTTGGGCGCAACAGGGTCAAAAGATGCTGTTAGAATAGTCGGATATTCATCAGTATGAGTGTGACCATTCAGAAGAAGCACAAATTCTTGCTTACCGTTCGCAATATTGACTGCACCCATTGTGGATCCACCGTCTTTGGGGGTTCCAAAGCTGTAAGCACCGAATGTACCAATAGCAGGTACATTGGGACCAGCTGGACCGGCGACGGGGGTATTATTTCCACTGAATTTTGCAGTAGCAGAAGCACGACTCGCGCTTAACGCCGGTAATACACCAGATGGAGCCATGATGACCCCTCGAAGAATGGGCTGTAACGATTGTAGACCGGCACCAGTAAAGATACCAGAACTATTTGTTTCTTCCATGCAGAGCCCTAAGAAAGAAGTTCTTCCTAGAAGACCAGGCGTGGCTGCTGCAGCAACACCTGCGTATGCATTATTCCCAATATTTCCGTTTGCTTGCGGCTGGCGATTGCCAACTTTGAAACCGCCACGTGTAACGTCACCGTTAGAATTTCTTTTCAGGCCGTCACCGCAACCGAGAAGACGCACATAGGTAGCAGAACCTGCGTTCCGTAACCATTGTCGAATCGCCATGGGACCGAAAGTTTCACCATCTGTGGTGCCAAATTCAGTAACAAAATCTGCGAAGTTGCCGACAGTGATCGGAACAAAAGCTCTTCCCTGCTTTGCCGTTCCGACAACAGCGGCGGGAGTACCTGAAGGCGAGACATTTGCGGGTCCCGTTAAATCGATTTCTCTTGTTGAAACGCCCGCGCTCTTAAAAGTAAGTTCAGCCATCTTAAAATTTCTCCTGTATCCTCTTTTTAACTATGCTGTTATGCGAAATCTACGCCACTATTTGTGATGATAAAGTCGATAGCGATGAATTCGATCGCCCTAGTTGGAACGACAACAATCCGACCATTTAGTCTATTGTTTTCAACATCTTCTGTCGAGTTGTTTGATTCATCCATAACTACCGAGAATGTCTCAATGCCCTGCTGGGATTGAATCGTTGATAATAATGGAGTTACCAGATTGATAAATCTACCACGGGTTTGTGGAGTATTTGGCTCGAACAGAATTCTGTTCGCGACACTTACGACTTGTCGCTTCAATTCTAGAAGCATTCTTCTAACATTTACTCTATCGAGAGCAGATTGACTTAGCTGGGCAGTCTTTTGTCCAAAGATTACAAAGCTTCCATCGCTAAAGTTCGCGATGGGGTTAATCTTACTATCGTATAAGGTGTCACGGTCTGCGGAAGTAAGTCTTACGTCAGTGTTCTTTACAATCCCTAAGCCGCCTCTATTGAAACCGGCGGGTGCAAACCATGGGTAAGCAACCTTGTCGTTGTACGCTAAAGCACTCATCACAGCAACTGATGCGGGAACTAGAACATTGCTATTAGTCGCAGGATCAGTAATGAATACATCAGGGAAATATGTAGCAACGTAGTTGTTGTCAAGAACCCTCGATTCAAATTGTTCTGCTGTTTCTCTAACATCTGGGAATGCTGTCGAAGCACTCACGATCAAGCTTCTGTCCTCATTACCGAATAGTCTTGTCTCACTTTCAGACCAAGCTGGAATATCCATAATATAAATGGCCATTGAATAATTTCTAGTGAGAAGTGCTGCATTATCAGTAACAAAACTATCTCTGATACCGGGGATTGCCAAAATATTTGTACGCACTGTCATTGCGTCCGTCATAATTTTGCTAGCTTCACGATATGCAGCGATATGATTGTTCTGACGTCCGGTGCCGGCAGGATTCGCTGCCAGACCTAAATCAGCGGAAGGGAACTCGCCTGAAGCTTTTCCCTTCTGACGAGATGTATCAGTGGAAGACGCCTTATCATTCATCAAAGCCATATCTTTATCAAGAATATTCAAGGCGTCCCAACCACCGTAAAATGGTACATT